TATGCTCGATAAAAAACTGACCGTGGTGGCCAGTTGTCGTGTCTTGAGATCCAGAGAGTAAAACTCATCAGGCAATACGATTTTACGAGACCGGGCAAACTGTAAGGCCTCAAGAAATGTGACTGGTTGCATTGGCGGAATCCTTACTATAAACATGCCTTGCATTCAGCCAAAGCTTGAAATATTCATCACGAACATCAAAGTAATGGCCCAATTTCTTACGCTGATATATTGAGAATTCATCGAAAACCAGTCCACAATATTTGGTGCAAAACTCTTCAAACTCATCATATAACGTCTGAATATCTTCCATCACTTCCCTCCACTCGCCATCACATACCCTAGTACATCACCTGCATATAAAGCCCGCTCAAGATTCGCCGTGAACTGCGACTGACTGGCCTCAGGCATGATCTGCATCAGATTAAAGGCTAGCTCTTCAGGAGTTGTACTCTTCTGCAGAAGCTCATTTACCTGGGCATTGCTTAAGAGTTCCATGTTTCGCTGTGCATCAGTCAGCTCTTCTACTTCCTGCTGTTCAGGTGATAGCTTTCTGGTAGTTGCTGCAAAGCTAAAGGCTTTATGGGGTAGTGCATTGAATTGCTGTATTGGAGTGATATCTGAAGCTACCCCAACCTTGAAATGCTCAGGCTTGATACCGTAGGTTTCAATGATGTACTTGTCATTAAACTGCACACCCAGATCCTTAAGCTTCAAGTCCCGCTCGACCACTTTGACATTGAGGTCCTGTTCACCACCTAGAATGATCGTATGCTTATCAAATCCATTGAGGATACAAAGAGCATCAATCAACTCCTGGACTGTCGGTGAAATCATGCGTAAGTCAGAATTACGTTTATCCATTCTGACTTCATTGTGCACCACTCCAAGTGCCTTACTGCCACCACCGTCATTCTCAGATGTCATTGTTTGGCCGAGAACCACTTTCTGCACACGTCGGACCATGACCTTATCAAAAGCTTCAAATGCAGAAGCACCTGCACCAGAGAAGTTAGTTCCCACTGTAGTTACTTCATCTTCTGCAGGAATTGATAAGATCGATTGTGCATGAGCATTCAGTAAAGCAGCGGTCATCGCATCAATATCTTGCTGCTTACGATTCTGACCACCCACCTTACCGATTAATAACGGCGAACCAAATCGTTCCAGGAACTTCACCCAAAATTTAGTGGAGCTAGTTTTAAAGTACCAGATCCAATATAGCTTGGTGAGTAATGCTTCCCCATAAGGCTGCTTATAAGATGGTTTACGCCGTGTCAGAAAAAACTTGAGCGGATAAGTTTTAAATACATTTACTTCAGCACTGGACTGGGGCTTACGGAAGATCAGCTCACCATTATTTTTAGGCTCAAACCATTCCAGCGGCTTGACCATAATATCGGCAAGGGTAAACCGGTTATTCTCATCAATCTTGTAGTTAGCTTCCAAAACTGAGTAACCGTAGGGACACGCTTCCCAAGCACCTGATACAATTTCAAAATGCCATTTGGTAAAAAGCTCTTTTAAGAAAATGGTCTGTTTACCATGATCTTCTATGAATCGCCACGGCGCATTTAAAACTGCATCAAGCCGGGTTTCCATTGCCTGTGATATTTCATCATCCGTCATTAAGACCGAAAGACGTTGCCGAGAAAGTCCAGCTTGACGCAATACCTCATCCACATCAGCGGCTCGTCCCATAGCAAAAGCAAGATTCTCTACCGCTACACTGGTCATTAAGCCTGCTGATTTTGGCTTTGTCTCTTTCTGTTTGTTTTTGGATTTTGCCATATTAAAAACCTTGTTTAGAATCTGCGTGTACCACCTCCACCTGGTATTAATCGGGCAGGCGGCCTTATGTCACTAAAGCAAATCATGACACCGTCAGCGCGGTTCGGAGACAGTGCACCATCGGGTTGTTTATTCACTAAAATCTTGCCAGCACCATTCTTGCTATAGGTAGGCTGTGACAGCTCTCGTTTAAGTTGTTCAAGCTCTTGCTTGTTTATATCTTTGGTTGACAGTGAAATAAGACTATCGGGGTCATACTGCATTCCCTGCAAGGCTCGATAAGTATTCTGAAACCTAAGACGCAATGACCACCACATCTGGGCTTTAAGATTGGCAAAGAAGTCTACGTTTTTACGTGCCTCAACCATTTCCTGTTCCGGATTGTGTACTGCCCCTGATCCCCGAAACGGATTAGCTTCGATTTCTGGAATGCCTTTAGCTTTATTCAGCTCATTAATGACACGTGCATCACCACGCACACCAGCACCCAGACCATCTGCATCATAGAAAAATATATTCAGCTTTAAATCCAGGCATGCATCTATGGCTTTTTGAGTGGTACCAAAAATGTCATCACCAATACCAGACCAGGTATCTAAGTACTGCAGAACAATACCGTGACGCGCAGCAAATGAGTTTTTATCCTTGCCTTCATCCGCCACATCCAGTGCACCATTACGCTCACCAGAAGGCTCTATACCAAGCTTTATGTGAGCATCAACAGCAGCCTGCACCCATGCAGATGGTATCAATACCCCTTCTACTGAAGCAGCGTAATCAATATCAACTTCTTGGGCCAAAACAATGTCATCCAGTGTGGCCAGTTGTTTCTCATACCATGGATAAATCAGTTTGCCATCAAGTTCGACCTGCCAGTTTTTATCCGGATTATCACGCCAGGCCATGGTGAAAACGGCGTAACGGCCACTGAAACGATCCTGGTGAAACTTGTCACCAATACCATTCGGTGTTGAGCCTTTAATATGGACATTAGTGTTTTGTGATATTGCCGCGTCTACTGCTTCCTGACGTTCTACAAACGCCCACTCATCCAGAAAGTACATTGTGGTCCGTCCACCACGGCCAATGTTGTCTCCTGCTTCACCGGTAACCGTTGCACCGTTGTCTGGATTAATGATCCGCATGTAATTGTCATGCACTTTTTCAATAAAGCCCTTGGGCTTCATCCAGGCTGGCAGCTTGGAATACATATCCCTGAATTTATGAAGCAGTGTTTTTGGGTCACCCTTCTTGTCAACCAGATCCTCTTTTCGGCTCCCCACACCACCCGCAAAGCCTTCTACAAATAACCACCGGTGCAAGTAAAAGCCCAATACAACATAGCTCATACCTTCATCACGGCTTTTTTCAATCAAGCCATGTGTCTGAGTACTTTCACGTTCAATTAACCAATCTACAAGTTCAACCTGACCGGGACGCAAAGCAAAAGGAATATTTGCTGGCAGGCCAAAAGGCATACCTCGTGGATCATAAGTCCATACCCAATGGTTGAACCAGTGTGCCGGATCGTTTTTGCATTTATAGATTTCAGCCTGGATACTTAATTCATTCTGCTCTATCAATATCCGGTAGTAATAACGCCGTGTCATTTCCTCTATAACATCCGGCAGACGTACATTGATTGTCCACTCTTTAATTAGTGGCGCTATATCTTCAATTGCATAAGTCATAACTTGCCATTAATTGCTAAACGCGAAAGCTCCTGAGCGGACAGTCCAGCGAGCTCATCTGGGGTGAATTGATGTGTTGATTTGGTTTCTTGCTGGATCGGACCGCCGTCCTTACCGGTGATTTCTATTTTCTTTTCATAATGGCCTTTAACGATCTTTTGAATTTGATCAATTAGTTTAATGGCCAGCACCACGTTACTTTTTTTTGCCACCAATAAATCGCTCAAAATTTGTAATTGAACAATGTCATTAGCACCAATGATATTTTGTAGTGGTTGATCTAAATATTCCTGTCGGGCCACTTTAAATAGGTCAACGAACTCCTGAGCCAAGTCAGCTCCAGCTGCTTTAGTAGGGTCGTAATATTCCACCTGTTGAGGTGAAACATCCAGATTAAACTTTTCCTTGATGTCCTTCACTACTTCAGAGGGGGTCATAAACTGTGCAAGTGACCGAACTATAAATACTTTTTCTGCTTTTTTAAGCCTTGCCATAAGTCACCATCCATCAAGGAACATCAAGGAAAGTGGGCAAAAAAAATTTAAAACTACCCGATCACACACGTCCCACAACACGCAGCAATATTAGTTTCAGACACAAACGGCGCATTCTTCGCAATTTCCAGTAAACGCTTAACTGACTCATCAGCTCCCCAGCGTTTAGTCTCACCAAAGAACACCTCGACATCATGGCCAGCCAAGTAATGCTTTGGTAAGCCGGTCATATCGCTATAAATGATTTCGCCGTCCTCATCACGTTCAACACCGATGTGATAAAGCTCATGCTCAATCAAACGACAGAACTCACGATCATTAGAGTTTTCGCAAAAGCTTGCGTCTACTGTAATGAGATAAACAGGTACATAGCCGAACCAGTCCCGCATCTGCTGTTCCTGTCTAGCCTTCTTCCAGCCACCCTGGTTAAACATCACCTTTTCACATTGGCCCAGTACCATACGTTTTTTCGCTACTGCCGCAGATGAAGCCCAAGCAAATGCCAAGAAGGTTTCATCATCATGAAGCAGCTCAGCGATATGATCATGGTCCGGGTTATGTAATTCACTGCCGAGAGTGAGCCAATTCTTAATAACCCATTCTTTTAATTCAACGGCGGGTGCCAGCCGGATTGCTTCCTCTTCCTCTGCCTGATCAATCAGATCCGGCGGCGGAAATGGTCTGAACTGTTCCATTGAATGAATGCCTCTTTAAGTGTTTAAGCCATTGGCGAGCATGACTGGATTCTATTTGCAATGGTCCAGCTTCGTTGATCTTGTAACGGCTAGCTGATTCCAAACGTACAACGCTATAACCCATCTCTTCAGCATGATCATAACGATCCATGCTCCAAGCCTTATTGCTCAGTTTTCTCTTACGTCCACCAGACCAAGGCCCGCCTGCTATTTCAATTAAGATCCTGTGTTCGATCAAATGAAAGTCGAAACGCCAGTGCTTGGTAGATTTAAAGTGAAAGCATTTTTCAAATTTGATTTCTAAAATATCCAGAATCCGCTCTAGTTCTTCTTGGGCTTCGAGATATTTTTCAGTTGCCTTAGGTAATGGCTTTGCTCTTGGTACCTTTTTTAATGGCTTTTTTCGGGTTAGGACTTTGTACTGGTCGGCATCCATCTTTAAGTCTTTCCATCTTTTCCAAAGCTAAAAAAAATCGCTCATCAATGTGAGCGATCTCTTCTTTTGTTTTATCTCTGGTATTCACACAACCAAAGTGAATGGCTTCATGTTTTGCTTTATTAATCTGATCTCTTAGATCCATAGCTCACCTTAATAAGAAAGAAAAACCCCGCCAAGTTAATTTATATCTGGGCGGGGTTCTATGGGCCAGTAACTGGCTATTTGTAACTTTTAATAGTTGTTAAAAATTCATTAATAGTAACTTCATTATTAGTTACCTGAAGAACTTCTTTTTCCAATGAATTACCATTAGGAAAATAAATATATAGTTGATTTCGATGTAACGATATCGGGAATGGTTCAATATTTTTTAGTATCATTCCGAACGTTCCCATATCATTATCCCAGCTATTTTTTTGGAAAAGAATATAATCCTCTTCAGTTTTAATAATTATTGCATAATCACTTTCTTTAAAAACTCTTGCTTCCATGTTTCAGTACCTCACTATAGATTATTAAAGCAATATGCATTAAAGAAACATTATTTAATAGACTATAATTTTAATAAATTTTTTGGTATAATTCGTTGAAATTAAATGTAAAATATTTTTTTATACTTCTCTAGTTTTCCTGCACTTCTTCACCCTGAACACATCATTCTCGAATTACCCATTCAGACATAAAAAAACCCACCCTGAGGTGAGCTTTTTAGCTTGCCGTCTTTCCGAGCTGTCAACATGTAGTAGATATACGCCTAGCTTTCTAATTTAGAGATATAGCCACTAAGGCGACATTAATAGCATTTCTCTTTAAGTATCTCAATATGAATAGCTAATATAATGTTCAACCAGTACGCTTAAAAAAATTATCTCTTTTCTTCAGGAGATTCTGAATATAAAAAAATCCTGCTTTACTGGAGAGAGAAGCAGGATTAAGGGGAAGTTACCAAGTGTTCTTCTAACAGAGGCTAGGAAGAATATTTAATATAAACAATAATTTCTATTTACAAAGTAATTTTTATGATTCAAACAGTTAATTATTATTAATATGATTATTTAATGTCTATTTCTTAAACACAATGAAAGCTTCATAATGAGAACAAGAAAAGACTCTCACAAGATGAGCATGTATAAGCTCACATTTATTTTGACGTAGAAAGTTATTAACTAAGCCTTCGACTTCAGAGAGATCATGCGCTTTAAACGTTTTAACATGTTTCATGAGATTTAATCCTCACGCATCCATTTGTAAAGATAAAGGTCCACCTGTTTCCAGATGGACCTACAACTACTTCCGACGGCGGGAGTGGGTCTCAACAAGAGACCAGACTGATCCACTTAGCGAGTTGCCAGCGTAATTTAAATTTAACATAGCAATAGATATTAAAAAAGCCCGCAATTGCGAGCTTTTAAATTCTTACCGGGCGATCAATTTATAAAACGCCCATTTTAGAGATACTTATACTCAAGTGTTCTGTTTGTGTCAAGCTACAGTTACTTTACTTTCTTCCAGCTCGAAGTGAAATGCTCGACTTAATCGATCTCTTATTTCATTTTCCCACTGCGCTACAATAGACTCCCCCAAAAGCTCATATTTCACATAACGCTCTGAGTAACCTGATTTAGAAACTTTTAATTTTGAAATCGTAATTTTTTCATTTAATGTGTATGGCCGCTTACCTGTACCTTCACATTTTAGACAAAACTTTGAACCTGACGGATAACCTTCCCTATTATAAACCTCAAGTTTTCCAATTCCTTGGCATGCTCCGCACATTGCCTTAACGAAAAGATGGCCACGCAAAACTACCTCAGCCATTCCTTTTGCTATATTGCTTAAATCACCCTGACAATTATTCGGCTTAAAGTTATTTTTGATCATTTCTTTATGGATCTGACCAGCCAGAATATTACGTACACGGAAAAAATCACCAGAGCTAATTTCACCTTGTTTAAATTCTACTTTCCCCGGTTTATCTGCAATATGACGTTCAATCGTATATTCAGGTTTATATCGACTCTGCTTATAAATAAATTGCGGCTCAGCAGGTGTGATAATCGCGATACGTTCAAAATCTACCTTTTCTACCAATAATGAAGCCCACATACGTGCATGCGGTTTAAGCAAGGCTATTTCCCCCAACACAATGTCTTTTGAAATCTTTTTGCCATTCCCTGCACCACTGGCGATAGCAAGGCGTAAAAACTCTAAAAAATCAAATTTCTCAACTAACATAATCGCCTTCCTATACTTCCTGAACGTCAATATTTAAAACTGTTTTCATCAAATGCTTCTTGTTGCGATAGCTCGCGGTTTTACGTGTTATTGCAGACTTCACATCTTCAACTACGAACTCTCCAGCTGCTGTGTAGTAAGTAAAATCTGCAAAGTATCTCAGTGCTGGTTTTGCTCTTTTCTCTCCTGCAATTCTCGTTTTGGGTGCCAACTCAAAGCACTGGTGGTGTTTGAGCTCGCGAATCTCTTTGTGCTGCTGCATAGCTTTAAGCTGTATGTATCGTTTAGCTTCTTTCTTGCTATCAAAATTGAGCCCATCTATTTCCACTTTTACAGCGTTGAACTTATTCTTTTTAGACTTGGCAGCCGGCTGGCCACCTCCTCCATATTTTTCCCGATACTCAGCCTCCGAAATGCTTGTCATTGGCACCTCGCATTATCCAAACATAACGATCATGACAAATGGACCAGTAGACATACTCACCGCGCTTTCTCAGCTTTCGTGCGCGCCTGCTTGAGATTTGACGATATTTATTCATGCTCACCTCGCTTCTCAAAAAAGAACATCACTGGATCAGCCTTGATCTCAATCAGGCCGAATCGATGTAAGTGACGGGCATGTGTACTATCACGAAGTAATTGAACATCACGATAATGAGCAATTGATTTACGCCACGACTCCAAAGACATTGACGATTTATTTATGTTGCAAGGCACACAAGATGGATTCATATTTTCTAAAGTGTCATTTTGAGGTCTGAATAAAACCCCATTAGACACAGGAATCATGTAGCCTGTTTTCTCACACTTCTTCATATCAAAATCACGCTTAACTGCCTCGATATGATCTGCATGCCACTTATCGCCCAACAGGTCCCCACAATAAGCACAGTGCCCACCAAACTTCATTTTGAGTTCTGCACGTTGCTGCTTAGTTAGTTTCATGCTCACCTTCAATAACCTCACGCCTCTCATTTCATTCACTATTGAGAGACAGTTAAAACAATTCGCCCGTCCGTTATGAAACATAGTTGTTGAAAAATGCCTACATGGTTCTCCCTTCTTTTGAAAAACATCATCACATATAGCGTGAGGTATACTTTGTTTTCTTATTAAGACCGCATTCTCCTGCCGACAACACTTAAGCTCACTCTGCAGCTGCTCAACCTCTTTCTTCATTTCGATATAACAAGACTCCATCCGATCCGTAGCAGCTTGAGCCAGTCCAACCTGTTTCTGCAGTTTTGCAATTTCCTTGTCTTTGAGAATAAGTAAAGCCTGATTCACCAAGACTCTGGCCAGTAGCCCAACTTCTAATTTATTGATCATGCTAACTCCACTTTTTTATCTATTGTTTTCATTGCATGAGCAGGAAATGCATATAAATCTTTATCTGTGCTATTAATTTTCTTCACTCGGAGATAAAGGCATCCGAACATGTCAACAAACCCAGCAATACCCCACTCTCCACCGCAGACTTTATGCACCATTATTTCGCCAATGGCATACAGCCCTAATTGATCTTTCACACCCCACCTCCAACCTGTTCCACAATGGTCTTAATGGCCTTGAGCGCTAATTCATGGTCATCACTCGGTACAACAAATAGGCTTGCAATCATATGAACTTTCTTGGCGTACTTGCGTGCATCATCACGATACTTGTTACGCTCACGATCCAAATTTTCATTAAAGACCAGCAGTTCGGCATGTTCTTTTTGAAGCTGCTCGAGATTCATTTCTAGGTAGTAATTCACACCCCACCCCCTAATCGAGCATCTGCCCAATTGCATTCGACCACAGTCAGGCTACCCTGCTGAAATCTGGACCATAAACGATCTCCCAAATCTGAAATCAGTCCAGGTATAGTTTTTCCGGAGCCGTCTTTTGTGTCATGTAATGTCATGTTTGAAATCAGCATGGTTGGCTTCATACGGTCATAACGTGCATATAAAACTTTATGGACCAGTTCACGGCGCTTATCCCGATCATGCAATCCGTATTCATCCAGGATCAGCAGGTCATACTGAGTAAATTCATGAATCACTGATTTCTCGGTTATGTCCGGATTCTTTTTGTCCCATGCATCCATGATCCGCTGTGCCACTTCCTCACTAGTGATATAACGGGCATACATACCTCTGGTGAGCAATGTACGTGCTGAGGCACAGGCCAGATGAGTTTTTCCTGTGCCTGTCTTGCCTACCATCACAAAGTTATTTTTAACGCCACTCAAAATAGACTGAACGTAAGAGAGAGCACTATTTAGTGCGTTCTGCTGACCTGCATGTCTAACGGTATAATTCTTGAACCTTGAACCTGCATGACGTTCTGGAAGCGTAGCGCCAGCAAAATGCTTTTCACGAACCATCTGATTTACTTCGTGCTGACGGTTCTGATTTTGCTGGTTCACTAATTCGATTGCACATTGCGGGCAGATCTGGTTTGGTCCAGATTTCACTTTTGAAATGTTGTGTTGTGGACACAGTTCCTGGACGCTTTTAAATCCACCTGTGAGCATGGCCATAGCATTCATTCAAAGCCCTCCGGGATTTGGACGGGTGAATTCACTGGAGCATACTGCTGCGCTGGTTGGTTATTCCATGCAGCGTTTACGTCCAGATGAGAACCTGGTTTCTCAGAACGAGAGTAACCCGTTGTGTGTTTAGTTTTGCGTTCAGCTTTTTCGAGAGACTTTTCAAATTCCTGAAATATCCACTGTGCAAACTTTCGCAGCTTCTGGTTGTCAGAGATCTGGTGATTATTCTCGTGATGGGCATTAAAGTTCCCAAGATGGAATTGAAAATCTTCCATGCTGAGAATTTCAGAAATACGATGAGAATACTTTGTTCCCTTCAACGCAGTTGTAAGTTGATCAAGATCTGGGTTCCAGTCCTGATTTTGGTTTTCAGCTTGCGCGTTAGTGTGGGTGTTTATATCTGTAGTATTCTTTGTTGTATTCTCTGTAGGAACGAATTGCGCTTTTGTTTGCTCCCGAACTGCGCTTTCGTCAGTTGGGGAATTTACACTTTGTGAGTTCGCCAAAATCATGTCTGTAAGCCACTGATCAAAGCACTCTTCGTTAAATTTGAAATATAAACGGTGATCAAGACGCTTATACGTTTCAGAGATCAAACCTAAGGCAACGAGTTTTTTTCTTGCACTCACCTGCTCGCGATAAGATAAACCTGTCTCTTCTTCAATATCCTCAGATGTTTTATAAACCCCTAGTGGGCTATCTGTTTTATCTGACCAAAACACTATTTGGCCGAGAAAAATACCAGCTTTTACACAGCCAAGGTATCTACTCAGTTTGGGGAAATAGGCAATCGGTTGTCCTGTGCCCCGTAGTGACAGAATATGACTCATTGAGCTTCACCACGCCTAGGCTTCACATAGCCACCAAACGCCTCTACCGTTCCTGATTTCACCAGACTCGCTACCACTTCACTGGCGAACCAGTCGTTAATACGGCAACGGCGCACCAGCTGCTCAGCCAGATCAGTTTTTCGTACAGCGGCGTTGTTTACGTCTTGATTTCTCAAACGCAAATTATTTTGATTGTGCTTAAAAAGCTCTTCAAGAATTCTTAAAGCCGGGTCATAGAAAGACTGCACTTGCTGCATGTGTCTATAATCAGCGTTATTGATTACAGAGTTCATAGAGCCTCCTGCTGTGGTGAGGTCACGAACAACGCAACTGGTTCAATAAAGCGGTGCTTGGCTTTCCGATCTGAAAGCTTAAGATGAGGTTTGGCAGTATTAACTGATGACTGATTTTCTTTGAGATCAACAGGTTTGCCATTACTGGTCTGTTCTGTTAAATTTGCTCTATTCATTTGGCTTTCCTAATTCAATTGAATAACTAACCGCTGACCTGTTCCCGCAGGAAAGCGGTTTTTATTTGCCTGTACTATCGTTACGATCTGATAAATCTGTGTGCAGCTCATGGTTTTTATCGCTCCCTGTTAAACCGAAAATCTTTTGCTTAATCTTCGTTTCGGCTTTCAACTTAAGGAGATGAGGCATGATTAATTTTTCATACACATATTCACTAGCCCCCTGTCCAGCACGATCTATTTCTGCAAGACCTGCTAATTGTTCTTTATCCATGACCGGTAAATGGACAGTAATAGACGCATTTTTTTTGGGTTTACGTGTCATACCCGTTCCCCTACTGTTTCAATATTTCGTTTTATTGGTTGCTTGCCTTGGATTAAATCGCGAATTTGATATTCACGAGCTAATGGAATGCGATGCTTTGGCCATTGATAAACAGCGGATGGTTCAATCCCAAGTAGGCTGGCCAGCTCTACACCATTGCAGCCAAGCAGATTAAAAGCTTCTTGTTTAGTCATAATTCCCTTCCATAAAAGTAAGATTTCTTAGTATTTAAACAAAGAAAACTTATTATTGCAAGATGTAAGATAACTTATATGAAAGAAGAAACTACCGGTCAGCGTATACGTACGCTTCGACGCTCGAAAAAGATGACTCAGGCTCAGTTGGCGAAAATCGCAGGAGTAAGTTCGCCTGCAGTAACCGAATGGGAAAAAGATAGCTATTTACCCAAGGCAGCATCCCTAAAGGCTTTAGCAAATGAATTTGGAGTTAGTACTGAATATATTCTGACAGGTAAGACAGAAGCAGCTTCTACAGTTCCATTGAATGGCAATATTTATATGTCTCCAATGGAGTTCAGAACTGCTGAAGGAAAAAAGTCTAATGTAAGGATACCTGTGTACAAAGATGTAAAAGCTTCATGCGGCAATGGAATTGAAAATTTTCTGGAAGATCCTAGTGGTTATTTAGATATAGACCCTGAGCTTTTAAAGTTTCTAGGGATTCAATCGAAACCAGAGAATCTTAAAGTTATTTATTCTGATGAATATAGTATGTGGCCTACTGTTGCACCCAATAGTCCGCTGTTTATAGATGTGTCAGATAAAGATCCTGACTTCTTAAAAAGTGGTTGTGTATATGTATTTACGCATAATCATGAATTAAGAATGAAGCGTTTTTTTATTAGTTACGCTGGTGGCAAAACAGTAAGATTGGCTAGCGATAACCCAGATAAAATACGCTATCCAGATGAGTTCATAACAAATGAACAGCTTAATGAAATAAATTTAGTTGGACGTTTAGAGTCCGCTTTAATAAAGCCATAAATTTTGGATTTTCCAATGATAGACAATAATTTAATTTATAACGAAATAATTGAACGCCTTAAAAACGCAGCTTCAGATAATGAAAGCTTACAACTTACACCAGAAGAAGTGAAAATCTTAGCTGAAGAAATTAGTGACTATGCTTGTGTTCCTTTAGTCACTGGTGAGGAACTTATGGAGCTTATTAAAGAAAAGACTGATAGATAGAATTCGTTATTTTAAAAGTTTAACCCATCTTCAAGGTGGGTTTTCTTTTGCCTAAAAATTCTCAATAACTAAGATTTATTAAAAATAATAAGATTTCTTATTTATTATATTGACACTTAAACTAAGTTTTCTTATATTTATCTCGTACCCAATAAAAAAGCCCGCTGGACTGGACATCAAACGGGCTTTTCTAACACTACGAGGCCATTATGAAACAAAAACCAATTCAGAGTCAAACGACTCAGATTCTCTTTCAAGAACCTACTCAGGAAGAGATGTACGGTAAACCCCGTTCTATCTTCGCTGACCTTTGCACTTTTCTTTTATTGTTAAGCCTGTTCATTGGCTTGGTCGCAATGCTCCGCAGCTGTGCAGATGATGCAGAAACTCAGGCAGTCCAAGCCCATGCCTATAACGCGAAGTTCTCTAAAACTGATTCTGCTTTAGTTCAGGTTGTGGAGGCTCACTAATGACAACTTCTACTCAAACATTTTCTGAATACCTGGGCGGCTTTGAGCAAGGTCACATGACTATGCGTCTTGGCCATACCGTCTACGTTGAACAAGGCAAAGATATTTGCATTGAAGACCGTCAAACCGGTGAGCTAGTAAAAGTCACTCTTGAAGAGCATGTGGCCAAGCCCTGGATTCGTAAAAACTTCGAACGTGAACGCGCATTCCAGCGCCGCAAGGCTTTAGCGATTGGTCTGCAAAAATCACATATTCCTTCATATGACCGCAAAGCATATAAGCGTCGTATGGGCTGGGTTGGATCGAGATAAGGGGAAATATCATGGCGATTAATATTATTCCAGCGGATCAGCCGCTACTGGTACAGGCCATTATTGTTTATTTGTACGCAGATCCGGGCCTAGGTAAAACTTCAATTGGCTTTACGGGTGATAAAGCTATTTCATTCGACTTTGACAAAGGTTCTCACCGTACTGGTGAACTTCGTCGCGGTGCTGTAGTTCAGGCTCACCAGTGGTCTGATGTTGCAAACCTCACAATGGCTGATCTTGAACCATATAACACCATTGTGATTGATACCGTCGGTGCAATGCTTGAAAGCATCAAAACTCATTTAATGCTGAATGCGACCAACAAACAAAAAGATGGTTCTTTGAAACTCAAAGCACAGGGCTTGGCCAACAACATTTTTAAACAGTATGTGAACACCCTGATCGCTTCTGGAAAAGATGTGGTGTTCATTGCTCACGCCTCTGAAGATCAAAGCGGTGACCAAGTAATTTATCGCCCTGATCTGGGTGGTAAGAACCGAAATGAGCTATATCGCATTGCTGACATTATGGGCTATTTGACCACAGTCACTACTGGTGAAGGCAAGAATGCCCGGGTAATTAGCTTTAAGCCTTGCCCTACCCATCACGCTAAAAATGCGGGTGGTTTAGGCGGTGAGACTGGTGAAGTATGGGTGCCGGATCTAAAGACCAGCCCTACATTTCTGGCCGATCTTATCAAACAGGCTAAGGACCATATCAATACCCTGACACCAGATCAATTGGCCGCAATCAAGGCTCAAGAAGATCTAGAAAACTGGGTACAAAGCTGTGGTGAGGCCCAGTATGCGAGTGATCTAAATCAGCTCACTCAGTCCCTTGAAGACACTCATCTGTATTACAAGAATATGCGTGCCGAGCTGGTTCGTCGTGCTCTGGAAATGAAGTGCATATTCGATAGACAGCGCAATGCATGGACAGATCCACCAGAGTTTAATGGCATTTCTGATGAGCAGCTTGCCGATCTACAGGACTTTATCGATACCTGTGGGCTTGATGCAAAAACAGTGTGTGAACACTTGGGGCTTGATGCTCTCAACCAGATAGAAGCTTCCAAATTTGAAGCTGTAAAAAATGACATAGAACAAGTAGCTAAGGGAGCAATGACAGCATGAAAATTTTAAATAGCAAAGAAGCTTTTGAGGCAATGATGGCTGGCCGAAATATCATGTGTCGTGCAGCTGGTGAGTTAATGGATTTTGATGATCTGTCTCAATTCCCGGCTACGATTTTCGCTATGCCAGGCTATGAGTTCTGCATCAAGGTTGAAACAATGGAGCTGGCTGGTATTACATTTACCAAGCCTTTGACTCTTGATGATGTCGTGGAAGATCAGGAAATCTTTATTATTCATCCTGACCATATCTCACAGGTTAAATACAGCAAACAGTGCATGGAGTATTTCAAAGCTGTCGACAATGGTTTTGCTCAGGCGGATAAAGAAAATGCCGAATTACAATTAGTGGCAATGGGTGAGCTATTTGGTCGAATTATTGTCTATCCCCCAACTATAGACAATACAGGCAAACCCAAAAAGAGACGCTCAATCAAAGCTAAGAATGAGACTGAACAGGCTGGCATTCCAGCTGGCCCAGGTGATGCTGTACCAGATATTGAAAAACAGCCTGAGCCAGAGGTGATTCAGCCTATTGAAGCCATAGAGCAAGAAGCCACTATTAATACTGAAACTCCAGTTACAGAAATTGAAGCGGATTCAGTTGAAACCGACCGGGTAAAGCTTGTTGAAAAGTTCACTGCACAAAATGATCAGTTTACTAAGGAGGATGACGTTCTTTCATTCCGTCACGTATTTCTGGCCAATGGACACTTAGATCAAAAAGATCAACAGCACTTATGCAAGCTTACGGAAGATAAATTGCTTGAGCTGGATCCAGAGCAATACACGCCGAAGGTTGAACCTGAACCAATCGCAGATGAAGTCATTGAAGCTCAGCAACCAAGTATGTTTGATCAAATTGAAAATGCCGCACGCAAACAAGCATCAGTGGAAAGTGCTGAACATGGTAGTGCCCCTATTGATCTCTTCTACAAGAAGAAAAAACAGGTTCTGATCAATCGGATCTATGACATGGATTCAGTAGAAACTTTAGAACGACTAGCACCAGCGATACCTGCAGCTAAATTACTTCCAGCTGATCATCAGGAACTACTTAGCCTGTATGCACAGCGCAAAGATGCCTTGATTCAAGCTGCTGAAACTGGGGAGGCTTCATGAGTTATTCCTACTCTTCTATGACCCGCGTGCTGCTTGTGCAGCACAAAGGTCGGGTTAGAACTTACAGCAACATCAACCTATTCGGTATTGATGATTGCCTTCGAAATTTTGCGAACACCTGGGGGTACAGATGATCTTCAGAATTAAAAAGAAGCATGAGATTGGCTTTAAGCTTTGGCTAGAAAAATTGGGTTATATCAAAAATGAACTTGCAGATGGCAGTTCGACATTTAGCGGCAAAGGCACACGCAAGACACTGAGTTACGTGCTCTTAAAGAAAGATTTAACAGGTAATGCGGCATGTCAGGTGTTATTTCATGAATATGAAGAACACCTGGCTAACCCTGATTATTTAGATGTGAAGGTGGCGTGATGGAAAAGAATAAATTGTGGTGCGTAGGAATCTGCCCTGAAGATGATAGTCCGCATGAGCAGTCACCTGCCGTATCAAAAGAAATTGCTGAACGTGCTTTGGCTCGTTACAGAGCAATGACTAAGGCTGAAGGCAATCAGTTCATGATCGAATCATTTGATGAATACTTTCAGGTTCAAGAGTGGGAAGGCACAGCCGAAGACCACCAGGAACAAATGTTTTATACAGAAGACTGGTTTAAAGAGCCGATGTACCAGTGCAAAAACATGCAGCAAGCCGAACAAGTATTTAAATATGGTGAAATCGTGCACTGCTACAAAGATGATTCTGAGTTAATTACTTCTGACTATGAAGAAGCTAAGCGCTTCTATGAGGTGGCGTGATGGATATTCAAAAAGTTAAAGAATTGGCTTTAGCAAATGGCTTTAAGTTGAAAGAGCAAGCAAGCGGAAACATGGACTTAAACGCATATGTTTATGACTTCGCAAATGCTGTTGAGCGGGAAGTTAAAGCTCAAGCGGTGCCGGAATGGATTTCGGTTGAGGATAAATTACCAGAAACAGAACCAAATACTGACGGTGTGGTGTGTGCTGTTGTTTGCTCATTAGGAAATGTGTATAGAGCTAGATATATGCACGATGTTGATATTGGCGTGGATACAAAATATTGGTCTGAGTTTGCTGTTAACTATAATGGCAGGGAATATGAGCATTATGAAATAAACGCAAAAATAACACACTGGATGCCGTTACCCGATGCACCACAGGAACCAGCCAATGACTGAAATCCAATTAACCAAACTTCAATTGGCGAACTATGTGTGTGATGAGTTGCATAAAGAAATGCCATTTGATCTGATTTTTAATCAGGACGAATTCTTGCCATTTATGGAGATCATTGATGCTTCAAACCTTGATGTTGGATTTTCAGTTAAGAGCATCGGTGACAAGGTTCATGTCGGTGTAACAAAGGGAAATTCAAGCGGTATATATGAGGCATTGAGCAGTTATATCCTAGAGCATCAAAAGCAGGAAAACTGCATTGATCAATTCATTGCAAGCGGTGAATTTGATAAGGCTTTTAAAGATGTGTTTGGTTTACCAGAGTCAGTGCAACAAAGTTTGAAGGAGATTTCATAATGGGAGCAGCTATGAAAATTGAGGATCCAGTTGATATCAGTTTTATGTTACTCATGAAGTATCGTAAACCTGTAATCAAACTTGAAGAGCTCTTGCCAGATTACTTGCCTCATCTTACAATTGAACAGGCAAATAAACGCGCAAACAAATGTACACTTCCATTTCCTGCATTTAAATCAGATGGAAGAAACTCCCCTTTTTATGTTCATCTAAGTGATGTGGCATCCTGGCTTGAAGCGATACAAAAAGCGTCTAAGAAAGACTGGGTAGCAATGAACCATTGATTGCTAAATTATTGATTAATTACCGCATGGTTGCACCCATTTTGCACCTTGCACCATGCGGATATTCAATAAGATACTAATAAATAATAATTTTTATAATAAATATGTAATTAATCTATCCCACCTGCCATTGGCGCGACCCAAATTTTTTGTTCGATTGGCCGATCAAATAGCTCTCTGATTACGGTATTTTGACTCAAATTTCCAACCTCACTTTCAACTTATTTACTAAGCTATTCATCTTTAGATCTACTTTAAAACCTGATAACACTTAATTAATGGCCTGCTTAGCTCCCCCAACTTATACCTTGAACAAGCTAGGCTTAATAAAATTACAGTACAGGAGAGAAAAAGTAGTCAGAGATATTTTAAGCTAAAGCCCAAATTAGAACAGATCAAATAGCGGACCAACTAGTTTAATTATTTACAGAAAGAATATCCATTTTTTAATTTGTTGAGTTTTTAAAATTCAACTATCGCATTTATCTTGAAGAATATCGGTATATAATCAAAAGCTTAACTAATATCTTTTATAAAAGTCTACCTGAGCTAGAATATAGGTTAACTTAACTTGAGTTTCAGATAAATTAAATAAATTCAGTACATTAGAAATGATAAACCCTGCTCAATCACCTGTATTGGCAGGGCTACAGCTATAAATTGATCTATCTTAAAACGTCCCCTTCAGGATAGTCTTTTAGTTTCTTAGATCAGTTAATTCAAAATCTTTAATGATCATCATCTCAATACTTTCTATCAGGGCTTTTTCCCATTTACTCTCATTCCAAAATAGTAAGTTTCCATTCTCTTCTTTATAAAATACTTGTTCTTCATAATTTAGATGATGAATGACTTGGGTTCCATTTGGTATATTTTTCAT